CTACTTTTTGATTCACAATATGGGGAACACTTGCAAATACTTTTACATCCCCACGGTGATGAATACCAGCAGCATACCCAATTCTAGTAAACTTAGCTTTGGTCTTTGGGAAGTTCCAAGCCTCAAGGGAGTAATCTATGACATTCTTTACAATAGCCAAGCATTTCCCTACAAAAGGCTTAATGCGGTTGGCGAATTTAACCTGGGTCACAGTTACCAAGTCTGCGTTGTAATAACAAAACTTAGTGATATCATCTAGCTTGTTGTCTTTGTATGTTTTAAAAAGATGATGCTCTTCATAAAGGTCCGTCAAAAGATCATCTGTATCGAAGTGTACAAACTTACCCATCTCTTTTGCAATGCCTATAACCCTTGCGGTATACGGTCCTCCCCACTTTAGAATATTAGCTACAAATACAATATCTGCCCATTTCATATCCTCTAATTTATCTGAGGAAGGCATTGAACCAGTTTTAGGATCTACTTCAAGTGGGTTATCAGTATAGCGTGCTTCTACCTTATCGCTTAACTCTTCTGAAAGCATCTTAATTGGGGATAGTTGACGGTAATAACTACATCCCCCATGATTTGCATAGACTACTAGGATCTTAAGCTTACGATTCATAGAGTCATTATAGCCTTACTTGCCCCTATTTATAAAAACAGAGGATAGGGTATATACCCTATCCTCTGCACAGTCACCCATCGACATAGCCGTATACAGCTACTTCAGATGACTACTCATCCTCATCCTCATCCTCATACTCATCTTCTTCTTCATCTTCCCACTCTTCACCTTCATCCTCAAAGACTTCCTTTGAGGATTCCGAGCTATGCGCTAACCCTAACGCACTTGCCATCGAAACCAACGCATTCTTCACTTCCACCTTACCATCTACAGGTGCAATCGAAGTTAATGCCGATCCGTAGTGCCGACGCTTTCGACGCGACAACAGTAAGCCTAGACCTTCAAACGCAGCCACACCAGGAAGCATCACGTTTGCAAGCGAGAGGCCCATACCTAGAATAGAATCAAACACACCCTCTGAATCTGTTAGATCCACTGCGTCGAATTCATCAATTACCGCAGACTTATCAACAATAACAGGGGTCTTTCCTGACTTCTTAAACTTCTCTCTAGTTGCCTCATCCAGCAGTCCGAAGTCTGCTGGGACAATGGTGTGACGTTGGTCTGGCTTCACGTTATCAATCGTGGTAACCACAGTATCCTGAAGCAATCCTTCAAAGAAAGCGCAACTCTGCATAGAAAGGGCTAAGGTTAAAACCATTAGCCCACCGATAAATTTCTTACTAATCATACTTGTAAATCCTCAATTGAAGGGCCATCAGGCTCAAAGGGAGGTGTTGAATCCGTCTTGACCGGATTAAGGGCACTTTCGAGATTCATAACGATCTCCGCACCCTTCTCATAACTATCAACCTCGACGAGAGGTTTAAGGTTCAATTCATTTTCCATCCACTCCGCTACTTCAGCGGGAGTGCCAGCACGAGTCTTCTTATACTTAGCGGAAGATTCGTTAAAGTTAACATAATTACCATTCTTTGTAAGGCGAACGTTAAAGTCGTTACCATTCTCAATGGAGATAATAGTAGTGTTGTCGGGATCTGCCTCATCCTGGAAGTCCTCATTCAGCATTGCAGCAAATACAGGATTGAAAAGCTGTTGGCTCATTGCAATGTATCGAACGGGATTCTCGTCTGCCTCTTGAAGTTTGCGAATCACTCCGATAGCATAGAATCGGGGCTTAGATCTAATCTTCACAGCCAAATCACCATACTTGGACTTTACATTCTTGCCATCAACGTCCTTCCCAAGATTAAGTTCCTTGTGACGCTTCCATAGATCGAAGTAGTAGTCACACACGGGGCACTTCTCCCCTGAAGTCTTGCGGCACTTGTAGCTACGCCACAATCCTTGATCGTCCTGATACTTATGAACGGATCCTTCAGAGAAGAACTCCAAAGGGTCTTCCTTACCAGGGAGGAATCTTACAATATTATCCCCGTCTTCAAATGTCGCCCATTCTGACGACTTTGATGCTTGCGTTGATGGATTCTCATCTGCCATCATCTTCTTGTGCATCTCTCTAAGTTCTGCTAGTGTTTTTGCCATTTTTATCTCCTTTAGGCTAGTGGTTGCTATGTGCTAATATTACTGGTAAAGCTTGGTTTCCATTCTGCTATTAGCGGACAGTTGGACAAGCATGTCTTTCTTCATTTCAAGGGAACTACAGATGCCTTTGGCGTATCCGTAAATCTCTTGACGATCTTGAACTTCTTTATGTAGGGTGGACGTTGAAGATAGTGAGTTTACAAAGTCCTCACCAGCTACAGCGGTTAGTTTTACTTCCTTACGCTTCTCATTACGCGCACCAGACTTGTATTGCTCAAAGCTATCTAGTGCGTTATCAAGGAGTCGCTTGGACCGGATCATTATACCATGATAGTATGAGAATTGGGCAGTAATTTCAGAAAGTTCTGCTGTTACGTCCCCAATAACGGTTATTTCCCGCACAATGTGGGTGTAAAGCTCGTGGGTGATTTCAATATCACCTTCAATTTTAATTAATTTAGTCATTGTAGAGTATAGAATATAATCCAGGGTTCAGTAGATACACTAACATTGTCTGCTTGGATAATACTATCACTAATTGTTCATTTGCCAGGAACATTCTCTGAGAATCAAAGTTTTTCTCATCTAGCCCAGCAGATTCTAACATGCAATGATAGATCTCATGGATTATAGTCTCTCTAGCATCCAAATCAGAAAGATTCATCTCTAATTTTATCTTTTTAGAGTCCCATTCAGTCATACCATCAATCTTCTGTTCGTCGCTGCACAGATTGGCATGTAATTCAAACTCAAATACAGCCCACCCCACGTTGACCCCCTTAACTTCCTTATCAATAAGTTTATTGTAGATGTGGGTCTTATCCTTAGTAAAAGGAAATTTATCTTGCTTGTGCTTCTTCATCGTTATATGGCTCCTTCATCCGTAATGTTGAATAATCTATTGTGACGTTAATCAGGTAGTGCTGCTTTGAGTCTCTAGCTTTCATTACAAAAACTCTCATTACACCTTCATCATACTCTTCTTGAGTTTGATTCAATGAGATTGCCCAGTCAACAGTTCTAATTTTACCGTAAGAATCCCCTAATTCAGCATCCGTAATAATGTTTACTCTCCTTCCCTGCCGATTAGTTTGGGTAGCAGTCCATACAAGAGCATTTTGCTCCACAGCAAGTCCCCGTAGCTCTTCAGCGATTCTCTGTTGGGCTTGATACTCAGCGTCGATTTGGCGGTTAGGGCGCAAAAGTTCTAGATAATCTACAATGAGAAGATCTGGAACAAAATCTCGGTGGAGGCGCAACTGTACAAGGTAGGCTCTTAATTGGTTTACATTACATGCTCCCGTAGGGAACTCCTTAATAATTAACCTTCCACGAGACTTATCCTTAATAGCACTCAAGACCTCCTTTAACTTTAACTTTGCAAGAGGTTTTTCTCTAAGGTCCTTATTGTTAAGATCCGATAAAATGGAATCGAACCTACCAGCAATCTTGTCTTCGCTCATCTCTAAGGAAACATAGAGTACATTCTTACCATCTAGGATAGCGGTTGCTCCTTGATTTACTAGATAAAGAGATTTTCCTACCCCTGGAGGGGCGGCTACCATTGCCAACTCTTTCTTAGCTAATCCCCCCTCAAGGTTTCGGTTGTGAGTAACAAATGCCGTAGGTAACAACTGGGAACGGTTGTCCTCCGCATTGCGCTTTAACCTACTAGAGATATCCGCAAAGTAATCCTGACCAACATCAACACTGCGATTTACTAGCAGGGCAGACTTTACAAGTTCTTCCACTGCGCCAGTGTCCCCATCCTCGTTTAGAATCCCCACTGCTTTTCGGATTGCATACTCCATAGCCCTTTGGCGAGCAAACGTCTCTACAGTGTCTAACAGGAACTCCCTATCACCAATGCAAGACTTGTCAAAGGAGTTTATCTCCGCGATTGTACTCACATAATCAATACCGTCATTAGAAGCTCCCGACACCTGATTTAAGATATAGTCTGGAAGAACTCCGTCAGAAGGTAACTTTCGATACTCTTCGTAGTAGCTGCTTATACCTAGGAATACGTTCTTGTAGGCGGGGAAGTCAAAGAACTCTGGCTTTAAAAGTGGCACGATCTCGGAGAAAAATTCCAGGTCGTGCTTGAGAAGGTATAAACACCCTTTTTTGGTGTTGTCAGAAATGTGATATGGCATAGTTTATTATAGAGGCTGAAGGTTTAAATTGAGGTTATTTACGAGACGCTTTTCCTATTGTCCCATCTTTAGTTATTGCTTGGTTTGTCCGTTTTAGATTCTGAATCTTATCCGCTCTTTCTTGATCATTAAGCCTTCGAACTTGCCCTTGCTTTTGCAGGACTTCATAGTTAGGTACTACCTTTTTATAATGCTGCTCCCCAGACTTTACACGCTCCTTTGAAGCTTCTACAGACTCCTTCAGGAACTGTTCAGATTGCTCTTTATCCATGCCTTCGTGAGCATACCTTCGACGTTCCTTCAAAGAAGCGTAAGAGTTCCTACTATTCTTAATGGTAGGTAGACTAGAGGGAGGGACGAACATAGCTTTCTTCTTTTTACACTTGTTGCATTTTACCACATCAGGAAGATCTTTTCCATAGATTACATCCTCCCAAACCTCTAACTCTCTAGGATCGTCGCCTTTAGCGAAATCTAGTTTGGCTATCTCCTCTTCAGTTCCCTCTTTTACAAGGACGAACTCCCTCCACAATAAATCTTCTTGGTGGATTCTTCTAGTTTCTTCAAAATTGCATTTAGAACATTTAAATGTATGTAATGGCATTATTTATCTCCTTAGGCCCCGCACTCCCCACCAATGTTACAAACAGCAGCGGGCATCTCTGCAATGGCTTTCTCTTCCGCAATTAAGTTTTTAGCCATTGTAATATTCTCTTCTGTAAGTGGAATAGGCTCCAAGGGTTCGTTGCCCTTACTGCCTGATCTGTAAACTGTCATCCCTTTTAAGTAAGGAGCAAACTTCAATGCCATTCTGGATGTCTCTTCGGAAGTAGCATCCGTAGGGAGATTGATAGTCTTGCTGATCGCATTATCAGTATACCGTTGAATGCAGGCTTGAACAGCCATATGCTCATGCGGAGGGATATCGTAGGCACCAACAATATGGCTTCCGTTTGATCCTGACTCTAAAGCCTTCTTAAACATTGGGTCTAAGACTACTTCCTGCTTCCAGGTATTACCTACTCTGTAGCGACGGTTATACATCGGTGCAAAGATAGGCTCAATACCCGTGGAGACCCCATGAACCATTGAAATCGTGCCAGTAGGTGCAGCAGTTAAGAGAACAGCATTACGAATCCCATTCTCCTTAATAAGCATTCTAATTCTTGCAGGCAAAGTCTTTGCAAAGTCTTCCGACAAGAACTTCTTAGAGTCAAACTCAGGGAAGGAGCCCTTCTCACGAGCAATATACATGGAAGCTAGGTAAGCCTCGTCACGGATCGTAGCGTATAGACGGTCGAGGAACTCAATGCATTTATCGCTACCATACTTCAAGCCAAGCTTAATAAGCATGTGCGCTACGCCTAAAGTGCCTAAGCCAATACGACGGGAACGATTACCAGCAATTTTACATTCTTCCAGAGGGTAGTGATTCACCGTAAGGATATTATCAAGGAATCGAACACCAATACGAATAGTTCGCGCTAGGAGCTTCCAATCAATATCCGAGTTATCTTCCGTAACCATGTTAGACAGGTTAATGTGACCAAGACAACAGTTAGCATACGAATCAAGAGGGATCTCACCACAAGGATTTGTAGCGTTCATCTCTAAGAAGTATGACATGTTGGTGTAGCGATTAGTGAGCGAAATGTTGAAGATACCGGGATCACCCGACTTCACTGCATTCTCCCAGATGCGGTTCCACAAGTCAATAGCTAAAAACTTAACTGGTTCGATACCCTCAAACTTATCATCCCACATGTTGAGGTGGTGTTGGGATGCCCTTGCTAGTGCATCCTCCTCTGATAGAGCCACAATATTGATTGTCTTGGTGGTGCCATCACTAGATATTCGGTTGGCTTGATATACGTTATAAACCTTGTTGTTAAACTTAAACCCCCACTCGTCCCCATTCTCACAAGCCTCAATAAACTTATCAGTAATAGCTACCGAAATGTTGAAATTAATTAATTGGGATAGGTCCAGTTTAACATGCAAAAAATCCAGAAGATCAGGATGATCCACGTTAAGTTGGGCCATAAGGGCTGTTCGTCTATTCTTTCCTGCTTTAACATGGTTTCCTATCTCGTTTATCATCTGCATTACCGACACAGACCCAGGTGACGAGTTCTTTACATTCCCAACATCATCCCCCTTGGGACGGATCTTTGAAAAG